GCTCTGTCTCAGCTTCTTGGTCCGGTAGCCCCTCCCTCCTCTTGAAGAAGGGACATTGACTGAGAACACGAGCATCGGATAAGCCGTTCCCTTGTACTTGATCTTGCGTCTCTTAGTGCTTTCAGCAAGATCCGGCCACTTATCAGGTCTGCCGCCTTCGTCGAAGTTTTTATGAACGGATGAGAGCATCACGTTGGCGCTGTCCCTCATCACTGGTGTCAGGTCACCAAGCTTTTTCTGATATTGATTCAAGAGCGTGTCGAGTTTTTCTGTCCTGACTTCTATCTGCATTCGATCACCACTTTTCCAACTCTTCGCTTGTGAACACTTGATCGTTTGACTCCATAGCAAAAGCCGGACCGGGTTGGACTTGAGGGACCTGAGTATTCAATCTACGTTCGGCCTGAACCTGGGCTACGAGTTGTGAGTACTGCGCAAAAGTGTTTTGAGCCAGTTCCAGCATTGAGAGCTTTTCGTAGGTCTGAGCCTTAGCGTAGAGAATTGCGAGTTTCTCTCTGATCTTTGTAGATGCCTCTATTGAAGAAGCCAGGGTCTCCCCTTCAGAGAGGAAACCCTCGACCGCTTCAAGGACATCATCGACTATCTTTGCCCTGATGCTTTCGGGAAAACTCAGGACAAAAGCATCAACGTCGATCATAAGGCATCAGCCCTTAGGCCACTGTAATTGCAGCTTTTATGACACCCTTTGAGTGAAGTATCACAGGCAGGCCATGGCTCTCGGCGAAGACTCTCTTGCCTCCGGGATTCACGATGTTCTCCGAGTAAGCGTAGATCTCTCCCAGGACCGGCCCGTTCTCGCTGAACGAGGCAGCATAGAAGGGCTTGAAGAGTTCTGGCGAGGTGAGTATGCACAGATCGCTCGCCCCATGAAGATCGACTTCTGAACCGGCTTCGGTCACTATGGTTTCATTAAACTCATAGATGTTCAGACCCTGAATGTTTCCTATGAACGGGAAGTCATAGGTGAGACTTCCGGCTTCGATCCTCCTGTTGTCCATGAGTTTTTCGAGAGCGGTGTTCTCGATGAGGACCTTGGCGACATCAGGCGTAACGAAAGCTAAAGTCGGCATGACCCCCGTCTCTTTTGCCATTTCGACTCTCCACTCCCTGAGATCTGTGAGAGGAGCCTTCGAAGTCGGATCGGACCAGTCGGAAGACTCTCCCATGAAGCCCGAGTCCATGTTGAAGTCGTACTCGAACTTCGTGTCGGTTCCTGAATAGGTGACCTTCCCCGTCAAGAGGATCTGGGCGAGCATCCACTCCCACGCAGCGGTTATGGATTCTCTCTGTTCCTTCTGAGTGTCCGCTATCCAATTGCTTAGGTGGTCCATCTGTACCTGGGTAAGTGGTTCTCCAGCGTCCCTCATCGTCCAGATCTCGTCGTAGGTTATGTCGTCGTAGAACTTCACCGTGGGTGGTTCGAGTGTCACATGAGTGTAGTTCTTGAGGTTCCTAGCAGGTGCCGGGCTCGTCCTCTTCACGAATCTTGGAAGGATCGGACCCACTCTCTTGATGTCGAACTCTATTGTCTTAGTCGCGGCGTACTTGGCCGGATTAGACCGCGGACTCTTGAGAAGCAAGTCCACTAGAAGCCTCGGGACCGGTTTAATCTGCTTTATAGCTTCGGTCAATGTCCGATAATGAAAAACATCTGGGATGGTTGCCATTCTTTTCACTCCTTATTAGTATGATTCAACGAACCAGAGTCTGGAGAAGAGATCGCTCTTGGCAGTGGCTAACTGTGACGCGAGAAGGGAGTTGGTGATCGCTTCGGCGTACACAGCCCCATGGATTATCAGGGAGACCGGCTGGGCGGCGCTGGAGACATCGATCGGCTCGATCGAAATTGCGAAGGCCTCATCAGAACCGTCCTGAATCTCTACGGCGTCATTTAGGTCAGCTGTCTGAGCGTCTTCTGTGCCAACTGAGATCGTGTTGTTTTCAACGTCGACTCCTGTTAGAGCAACAGCCGAGCCGCCACCGATTGTCACTGAATCACCGACTTTGAAGACTGAAGCGTCAGCGACCTTGAAGGTGCTTGTCGCACTTCCTTCGGCTTGAGTTAAGTAGCTTACGCCGAGAGGCCTTACTTTTCCCGCGTCTTCCCCACTGGTTATCTTTCCAAAGATAGTCCCCGCTTCGATCTTCGATCCGCCGACTCCGCCAATGACATTGAAGCTCTGTCTGACGTCGGGGTGGACTAAGGAAACTACCTTTTTGAAACTGCTGTCCTGGTAAGTGATTCCTTCAGGCATTTCTTTTCACTCCCTTTTATTATGATTGTTTGTTCACTCTGCCGGCTATTCCGTCGGCAATCTTCTTGAGCTCGTCTTCGCCGCCAGTTTGTGAACCGCTCTGGCCAAGCGGGACTTTTTCAGTGTTCTCGAGAATGTCGTCGAAGAACTTAAGATCATCTTCTTTCTTGAGCTCCGGCTTGATCTTCTCGAGGACAGCCGGCTTGACTCCCTTATCGGTCCAACCCTTTGCCCAGTTGTTCACTTTCTCAGAGAAGTGCTTCTCTTCGGCTTCTTTCTTCTCTTTCTCAAGAGCCTCAAGTCTCGTTCTGGCTTCGGAGAGCTCCTTGTTCAGTGTCGCGAGAGTCTCGGAGAGTTCCTTTTCTTTCTTGTCTTTCTCTGCCCTAAGATCTGAGAGTTCCTTTTGAGCCTTCTCAAAGAGATCTTTGAATTCCATTCCTATTTCCTCCTCTTTCTCAAATTCTGAAAAGTAGACTATCTGCTCCATATCCGGCACCGCTGGCATGTTTGTGAGAGCAGCTCCTCTAAGGACCGGTCCTGCGTCTTTGCCGGTCTTCTTGTCCATGTACTTCTCTGCATATGTGGCGCTCATGTATTTGAACTTCTTTCTCTTGATGAGTTCCACGCCTTCTTGATCCGGTTCGGAGTAGACCCACAGTCCGTCGTCTCTGGCCTCGACCTTGGTGATCTTTCCGTAGGCGCCGGGATGGTTCGGATCTTTCCCGTGATCGATGTCCAGCGAGAGTTCATACGAGGGGATCCCGTTCTTGAAGTTCTCCTCGATTTTCTGAGCGAGCTCTTTTGTCAGAGAGACCTTCCCGTATCTGGGGTCCTGAAACTCTATATACGGTAGGAGCCGGTACCAGAACCCGCCTGTTTTTGCGATTTCTGCAAGATATTTGTCTATCACGATCAATCACCTCAGCAAATCAAATAGTTCCTTTGCAGCCAGTCGAAGGCTCCCTTTACCGTGGGAAATCCAAACGGAAAGATCATTGTATCGCTGTCTCGCAGGTCGTCCTTTTCGATTATTCTGAAGTAACAGTCTTCAGGATCGCCTTCTGTGATCACATACATAATCGACCTCCAATAAAAAAGGAGGCCGAAGCCTCCTCGCAATAGTTGTCTTTCGCCTAGTCTCCTCTCGTGATCTTTAACATCGCTATGATCTTCTCGAATTCTCTTCTAACGACAGTGGGCGCCCCTTCTCTGAGAGACCAACCGTCTTCTCCCTTTAGGAGCTTCTCTTCGTCTATCTCTACCCACTCGTCCCACCAATCGGGTTTTTCAAACTGCACTATAACACCCCCTTCAACCATTCGCCGAACAGCACGAAGACCTCTTCCTTTCTCCCGGTAGTATAACCCGCAAAGAGCTCTGCGAAAGTTTCCACAATGCCGCCGCTTCTGGCATATCCCGAGATGTCGTTGAGAGTAATTCCCCTCTCTTTTCTCATTTTCGAGATCCATGAAGTGAACTCTGCCCTTTTTCCGGTCTCTCTGAGGTAGTAGTCGATCCTGTGGCCGAATTCGTGGCAGATAATACCTCCCGCGTCATGGGCCACCGACCACCCCTTTTTGTAATCACCCTCGATGATCTCCCGGAGTCTATCAGCTTTCTGCCAGAAAGTGTTCTTGACTACTATCTTGTCAAACCCCTGCGCGGTGTAAGCCAGGACATTGGGTGATATCTTTCTCATCTGCCTGGTCACAACGTCCTCTATTTGCTCGGGAGAAGCATTTGGGTATCTTTTCTCAAAGAACCTCGTCCAGGCTTTCCTGGAATTTCTAGTGGACGTGACCCCATCGAATTGCTCCCATACCTTAGGATACTTCTCTTTCAGCTCTTCGAGCGTAGTGTTTATCTCTTCAGCCAGCTCTTCGGCTATACCCCGGTAATCACATTCTACTCCGAGCACCTGTTTGGCGTATTCTTCAGGAGTGAGCTGCTTCACGTTTTTCAGTATTCTCTTGATGTTTTCCGAGACCAGGAATACCGGAGTCTGTTTTTTGCTACTAACAAGGGCCTTTACGACGTCTCTGTCAACCCGCCTGTTAACGGGTACCGCTTCTGGGTGCTGGCCGTGTATTCTTTCCATTTCCTCTCTCGAGAGCGTCTTCCCTTTAGGATCGTAGATTGTGTGAGGGACAAGCGTACTCCTGCAGCGTGGATGGAGCGGCGGAGTGTTTTCGGCCAGGAGTTCCGGATCGTCTTTCGGGATCACCATACGGTCTCTCTGAGAGCAGATCTCTGTAGTGTGGTTGTCCATCACAGCAATAAGCTGGAATCCGTCAACGACAGGCGATTCTATTCCGGCATCCAGAATGCCTAGGGAGAAGGCCCTGGTGCTCTCGGTAGTTGCGATCACATCGGCCCTGTTCA